CAGCTTCCCAGCTCGCTAGATCAGCAGCTATGGCTGCTAAAAACTTAAAAGAGTTTCGGTTTATAGTTGTAGGAGATATAACGAACTACGATAACCTACGGCTTAATAATGTTGTGGCAGAGCCCGAACACTCAAAGCCTAGTTTTAGCGGAAGGAATGGAAACAAGGGTAAAAATAGGCGTAACTGGTAGTGCTTTTAAACTGGTTTTAAAGTCCGCGTATTCCCTGGCCTGCAGAGATTCTTCTACCAGGTGCAAGAACACTAAACGGACTAACAATTTATCCCCCGCTTATCACCTGACGATTAGGATTTAGTTTACGCGGTTACTAATATTGCAGGCGCCAGGGGCTTTTAACAACAAATAGGACTAGGCCAATATAATGAGCAACTTTAATGAAGATGAAAAAAATTATGAATATGCCTATATTGAATGGGCGCAAAGCGCGGCGAACGTAGATATAGCCAGGTTTAAGCATTGCAAATCAATCGAAAAGTTAGACAAGGCGGTTTCAATACGCAAAGCCGCAATAGAAAAGCTAGATAAGGCCGGCGCCAAGCACAAAAACAACGTAGCCGAGGCCGAAAAAAACAAACTGGACAGGGTTAGCGAGTCTTTTACAGCTTACCTAGATCAAGAATCAATGGAGAAAGGATAGTGAGACAACCGGACGATATGGACGATTCCCCGATTCCCCTAGAAATACAGCTAAGGGACGAGATAGATTTTTGGGCTAAAGCTGATCATACAATTGTAACTGACACTAAAATATCTATGGATATTCTTTCGCTCTTAATTGAACTAAGAGACAACGACGCTATCAAGGACAAGTGTATAACCGATCTCCAAGACTGCCTAGAGTCGTGCGCCACTTGCCTAGATATGCAAGAAGGTTACGAGCCCTACGACACAGCTATAAAGTTATTAGCGCAACAGCCAGCAAAGAAGGAAGAAACTAGCGGCCAAAAACTCGCAAACCTTCCAGACCTTGACGATAATCTTTCTAAGCTGACCCCGCCGTTAGCCAACAGGGGTCATTAATGGATAGGAATAAATTATCAACAGCGGAATACTGTGTTTTATCTGACATAAGCGAAGCTGCCCTTGGGTATCGAGAAGGGAGTATTGAAAAAATAGTAACGGAAATTGAACGCCTAAAAGCTATTGAGTTAAAAGCGAATTACCATGAATCTATTGGGGTTTTAATTGAAAAACTCAAAGAACTTGGTGAGATAGCGGAAGACCTAGAGCATGGGCCAGTTAGCCAATAGGAGGCAGTATGGAAAGTAAATCAACAAAAGAAGAAAAGTCATGGCTTCGCAAAATGCAGAACTTGTTAAATAAATGTCCGTCTGATCGGCTTGGGTTTTACACCATCGGCGATAAGAATGTGACCGTTTACGATAAGAGCAAAGATAGACAAATAAATGAGTATACAAGCGGTCAACGCAATGATTTCTGTAACGGGGTCGAAGAGTTTGAAGCGGAACTCGGCGACCTTGTATTTCCTAGTGATGTGCATTCAACAGCAGGCTAGCCAATAGGAGGTAAATAGAATGCCAAGTCAAGTAGAAGTCACCTGTGTTTGTGGGTGCAAGCGGAAGAAAACGGTAAGAACCGCTGATGTTAAAAGGGGTTGGGGGAAGTATTTTTCCAAGTCCTGCAAGGCTAAAGCTCAAGAAAAAAGGACTGGGCAATATGCCGACATGACCCGCGAGAGGGGGGTGACGATAAGCACTCACTCAAGAGCTACCGACCTTTATGATTTACTAGTCAGGAAGGAAAGAACGGCGGGCGTTTTATGTGTCAATGAGGATGGATACTTCGAAGAGGATTTTTCCGAGGATGGTAGCTGGGACGCACACAAATAATATTAACAGGGTTAGCCAATAGGATTGAGTAATTATGAATGAATTAAAAACGGGGGCATTACAAGCTGCCAGCGACAGCAAAGTGTTCTGCGAAGTAAAAGGGCATGATTTTGAGGACGCCAACAATTGCGTTTTTTGCGCTAAGGATAGCGTGACCATTAGCCGAGAGTGTGCCGAGCAAATTCAAAACTATGCTGCTTGGTGTATAAAATGCGGATGCGCGAATGGAAATATGCCCGCATGGGTTTCTATAGAAGCCGAACTTACGCAAGCCCTTAAACGTTAAGCCCGAACGCTATTTAAACGAAACTTTATAAAAACACATAGCATAAGCCATTGATATAAAGAGACATTAAGTTAGAGCCCCAACACATAAGGTGAGAGATATGAATGAATTAATAGCAGTATTTAGAATGATCGAGATATCTATCGATACTCGTATCAGAATAATGAAAAAGCTAGGGGAAGCCCTGGATAACCAATATGGCATGAATTTTACGGGGGAAATCGTAAAAGAACTTACAGAGCAGTTGGAAGCCTCTAGGCTGCAGACCGCCACTAATGGCGCCCCAAAAAATGACATAAGCGACTTACAGTATCGCATTGAGTTTCGAATACAGGCACTTACAATACAAAGAGCTATGATTCATGGATGGATGGCCAAAAACTCGGTAACCCGGCAAAACGCACAAGAAACACGAGAGGCGGAGATAGAGGTAGAATCAAAAAATGCTGAAATACAACTGCTTAACGACTGCCTGGCCGCCCTGGCTCCTGCCTCTAGCCCTACCTTTACCCCTACCTCTACCTCTACCGGGCACCGAGCGGCCAGCTATGATATAGAATTTTGCTCTAGATGCCTAAAACCCCAAGATCAATGCGGCCATTGTGCCGAAGCCGCTGACTTTGTTAGAGCAGGGAAATAAAAGTAACAACGACCGCCGCGGCAGAGACTCCACTAATTAAAGAATAGGTCCTTCCCGGTTATTCTGAGACCCACCCAGATTAACCGGGCAAATATTCGATTTTTTTTAGGCATATTTTGAGATTTAATATCTAAAGAATCAGCAGCCCTTTAAAATATAATGAAATAGAAGGTTAGGAAAATGCAAAAATTTAAAGCACGGAAAGGGCATGGCGTTAAAAATCAAGAACTTACGCCGCATTTGATAGCTATAGGCCTGTCATTTCCTTTAGTATTGGCTTTATGGCTCTATTGGCTTGGGACCCAAACTATGCCTTTTTGGCCTCCTATTATCTTTTTCTATACGGGTTGCCTGTATCACCGCTATATTTTGGCCAAACTATGAAAACAACTTTAACGTTAAAAGAGCGGTTAGCCGCGAACCACTTTTTAGAGCATGGAAACAAGAGCGCGGCGTATAGGCATGCTTACAGCACTAGCAATATGAAAACAGAAACCGTTAATCGTAGGGCTACGGACGTATTCAGCAGGGAAAGGGTAAACAGCTATGTTGAGAGCGCGATGGCGGAGGCCGCCAATAAAGCTATTATTAATGCGACCTGGGTATTAGAGAAAGCAGCGCTAATAGCCGGCTTTAGCCTAGGCAAATTTATTGTGCTAGAGAAGGGGAAAATATTTTACGACTTTAGCAAAGCTACTGACGACGATTGGTATTGTATTGGCGAGCTTGTAATAGATACCGGCAGAGCAAACACCAGGGGCCTATACCCGGCTAACAGCGTAAAGATTAAAACACTAGATAAGCTAAAAGCCCTGGACACTGTCGGCCGTCATGTGAGCGTACAAGCATTTAAGGAAAGGATAGCCTTAGCGGGCGTAGTTACTACGGTTCCTATGTCGATGGAACAGTATAAAAAAGCCAGGGCTGAAATGTTAAAAGAAGACGACTGCTAATGGTGGACGTATTCGCAGAGGCGCGCAGAGTCGAATCGAGAAAGCAGGAATGCAAACTCGACGGCATATACCACGCGAGGTACTTTTTTAAACAGCGCTTTGATACCAAAATGATAATAGACCGGCATCATAGGGCAATGCAGGCCGCTCTAGATCGCACAATGCTAGACCAGGACGACCCGCAATACATACCTAGGCTTATTATAAATCTCCCGCCAGGCTACACAAAAACAGAGTTAGCCTCGATAAACTATATGGCCAGGGGATTAGCCGTTAACCCCATGGCTAGATTCTTACACCTGTCCTACTCTAATAAGCTAGTGTTAGAGAACTCCGCAAAGACTAGGGCCATCGTAAAATCACCTAGATTTCAACAGATGTTCGAGCGAAACATTAAAGAGGATATAGACTCAAAGGAAATCTGGACGACCGAGGACGGCGGCGGGGTCACCGCTTCAACAACCATGGGCCAGGTAACCGGCTTTAGAGCTGGGCACATGGTAAAGCCTAGTTTCTCTGGCGCCCTGGTTATAGACGACCCAATAAAACCAGACGACGCATATAGTGAAAAAGCCAGGGAAGGTATAAATAATAACTATGGTGAAACCATATCTAGCCGGGTAGCCGTTGAAGAAACCCCCATAATTTTAATAATGCAGCGCGTGCACTGGAACGACTTAGCCGGCTTTCTTCTTTGTGGCGGTTCTGGCGAGCCTTGGCACCATTTAAACCTACCTGTATTTATAGATAACTCTGTTCCTTATCCCGAAGAATATACCCACGGCATACAGATACAGCACGGCTTACCTAATGGATGGTTATGGAGGTTTAAGCATAACGAAAAACACAGAATAGCTTTAGAGTCTAATAGGAGAAAATACCGAGCTCAGTATATGCAGGCTCCTATTAAGCGAGACCAGGAAACGGCGCTATGGAGGGAAAAGGTTATATCCGACGCCAAAGAGGCAGATTTCAAAGACTATCCAATTATTAGAACGGTGGTAGCGGTAGACCCGGCGACCACGAATACGGAAAGCTCGGACGAGCACGGTATTATTGTGGCTAGCGAGCACGATTTTAGAGACCAAGATAATAAGTATACGGTCCAAGCCGACTATTCTAGGAAAGGCGGGCCGCTAGACTGGGCCTTAGCCGTTATAGCGGCATATGAGCAGAACGACGCAGACGCGGTATTGATAGAAACCAATCAGGGCGGCGACATGTGCGAAAGCAATTTAAGGAACGCCGGGTATACAGGCCTAGTAATTAGAATAACGGCCAAGAAAGGTAAGGCTCTAAGAGCGGAGCCGGTGGTAGCCCTTTACGAGCTTAGGAGAGTAGCGCACAAGGCCGGCTTATCTGATCTGGAGGACGAGCAATTAGACTTCGACCCAGTAACGCAAAAGAGCAACGGTAAATCACCTAACCGGGTAGACGCTACGGTATATGCCCTAGCAGAGCTATCTGGTATATCATCTAACTTAGAGAATTTATTAAAGATAGCCATAGGGGGCTAAATTATGAGCGAAGACCAGGACAAAAAAAGAGATTTGATGATAAGCGAGCTACACGTTATGGCGAGCGAAATTGTCGCTAATTCCAGCGCTAGCACGTCCCAAGGGATTAGAAATAAAATGGCGTCCGTAGCTAGCGGGGGTTACGACTACGCCGACACTTTACACAATATTTATCTAGACTTTGGATACCCTGCAAACTTGGAATTTTCTAATTATTGGAATATGTACAGCCGGTTCGGAATAGCAAAATCCGCGTGCAATCTCCCTGTAAATTATGGGTGGTCTAGTCCTCCAATAATTGAAGGTGATGAAAAGATTTTAAAAGAAATAGAGCAGCTTAATGACAATTGTAAATTGTATAAGCGGCTAAGGGGCTTAGACAGGCGCCAAAGAGTCGGAAGATTTGCCGGGCTATTTGTCCGAGTTCGTGACGACCAGCCATTAAAAACGCCAATCGATAAACTAAGTGGGCCTGGGTCTATAGTGGAATTAATGCCTTTATTTGAGGGACAGCTAGAAATAACCAAAACCGACGACGACCCCACTAGCGATACATTCGGAAACCCCCTAGAGGTCGAATATCGACAGGGTGGGGTGGGCACAAGAAATACAGAGGTTAGGACCTCTCAAACGGTCCACGCTTCTAGGATTATATTTATCTCAGAGAATAGTGATAACGGCTTTATATATGGCACTTCGACACTAGAGCCTATATATAACTCCCTTATGGACTTGCGCAAAGTGATAGGAGGAGGCGCCGAAGGATTCTACAAGAACGCTGCCCAATCTATGATCTTTGAAATGGAAGACCCTAGTAAAGCCGCAAACATAGAATCTTTAATAGCGGAATTTACAAAAAGTTACGATGATTTCTCTAGGGATAGATATAGACGTAGCATGTTCGCCCCTGGCATGAAAGCTAACCCTATAAGCACAAATTTAAGCAACCCCAAAGAGTTTTTTACCAATGCGTTAAACGACGTAGCCGCGGGCTGTGACCCAATGATACCCGCTACAATTCTAGTAGGGCAGCAGACGGGCAGACTAGCCAGCTCAGAGGACGCTAGGCAATTTCTTTCAGGTGTCCAGGCGCGGCGCGTAGACTTTCAGACGGAAATACTAGAATCGGTTTTCGATTGGTTTATGAAGTATGGCGTAATCACTAAAGGCAGCTACCAGGTAACTTGGGACGACCTATTAGCTAGGTCCGAAACCGAAAAGCTCGGCGCCTCGGAAAAACTTAGCAAGATAAACGAACAGCAATATAAATCAGGAGGGGAGGTTCCGTTTTCAGCCGACGAGATAAGAGTAGCTGCAGGCTTTGAGCCGTCCGAAGAACTGCCGCCGCCTAGCGAAGAAATAGACGACGAAGACGACGACGGCCAGGAATAATGGGAAAAATAACTAAACAAGACCCCACGGGCCAGGCGCGCACCAGGCTAAAAGCTACCCGCGCGCTCGAATCTCAGGTTAGACAAGCAAAAGCCGAAATCCTTATTTTATTTCGTGGCATCCCTAGAACTGTGAAATCTGTAAAAAAGATAACTAACGCGAAATCTACGCAAGTTTATGACTACCAGATAACCGAGCAGCAATTCGAGCAATTAGACCAATCTGCAAGAAATGCAATATCTAATATTTTCCTAGAAACTATAGGGGAATCAATGCCTTACGGGTGGACATATAAGAAATATGTAGAGCTTGCACATAGGCAAGGGACCGTAGAAGAGACTAGGGACTTTAACGAACTGGTAGCCGCGGCCGCCTTGGCGGGCCTTAGAATTGGAGGGATAGCGCCTAGGGAGGTAAGCGTAGAATCGGTACTTTTAAGCGATCGATATACAAAGCGACTTGTTACCGCGGAGGTTACTAGCTATCAAAATATTAAAACCATGTCTCAAAGGACCGCTAGCCAAGTAGTCCAGACTATTAACTCAGGAGTCCAGGCCGGCCGATCGCCTGGTTACATAGCGAAGGAAATCTCCAAGCGCTTCAAAGTAGCCGAGACCTCCGCCAGACGTATAGCAGAGACTACGATTAACGAGGCATACACTAACGCCAAAATGGCTATGTCCCTAGACTTGGCGGAATCTACAGGGCTAAGGACGGCCGTTATGCACATATCTGCACTAATGGCGACGACAAGAGAGCACCACGCGGCCAGACATGGGAACGTATACTCTGTTGCAGATCAGACGCAATGGTGGGGAGAGGGAGCGAATAGAATTAACTGTCATTGCACGGTTAATACGGTATTAGTTAATTCTAGCGGTAAGGTAGTTAATCGAGAGCTACAAAAAGAAATCAAAGCGGAACGCGCATTTTTTGATAGCTAAGGGTTGCGCCCTTTTTTTAGTGGGTGTATAAATCGCTCCCATGAGCAACCGAATTAGTCAAATTTGCCAGTTTTTAGTTAATAAGACCAAGTCGCCCGACGAGGTCATGGTACATTGCGCCACAGAAATAAAGGCTAATGCTATTTCCCGCCAAACCATAGGCGGCGTAGAGCACATAGTCGTCAGTTCTGCCACTCTCCCCGACAATATAGTAATGAACGGTATCCTCTACCCGGCTAGCGTCATTGAAGACTCTTACCTAGGTTTTGAAAATACGTTCGCTCCCATAGAGCACCCAGTTGACGAGAGTGGCGATTTTATTAGCGCTTCGACCCCCGAAGCTATACATAATTTCCACGCTGGAGCATTTAATAAAAATGTTAGGCGTAAAAACGGCCGAGTCTATATAGACAAATACGTTAATGTCGAAGAGGCCAAGAAAACAGAGCGCGGCTTAGAATTGCTGGCGAGAATAGACGAGCTAGAAAACAAAGAGAACGCTAGGCCGATTAATACCTCTATAGCAGCCCTGGCAATTGTTGACGAAGTAGGCGAGACGCTAGTTAACGGCATGGGCCAAAAATATTCTAGGGTCGTTAGTAAAATGATTCCGGACCACGACGCAATTTTATTAAACTCTTCCCCCGCGGCTAGTCCAGGCCAAGGCGTAGGAATGGCAGTTAATAAAAAAGGCGCGAAAATCATAGTTAACAGCTTCCAAATTAACGACCAGTCATACGGGCAGCTTAGAGAAAAAGTTACTCAGGCTTTAAAGGACGCCGGCTATGAGTGCGACTATATCCCTGACGATGGCCTATACGAAAATAGGGTTATATACCTTTACGAAGACAAATATTATGAAATCGGGTTCGAAGTTCTCGAAAACGATTCGATTAGAATTGTTACGGTTCCGCTCGAAGTAGAGCGGACTGTTACATATACCAAGGTAATTAACGCAACGGGTGAAACTATGAACGAATTTATAGTTAACGCTCTTAAAAAGGCAGGCATATCGGTAGAAGGTAAGACCGACGAGCAGCTTTTTAATGAGTATAACAAGCTCCTAGCTAACCAATCTGAAGCTGCCAGCAGCGCGGCGGATAGCGAAAGCGAAGACGGAGGCAAGAGCGCGAAAGCTCTAGCCGAAACAGTCGCTAACGCAGTAACGGCAGCTCTAGCGCCCGTTCTAAGTAGATTGGATAGCGTCGAAACAGCAGCAAAAGCAAAGACAGAGGCTAAAGTAGATGCCCTGGCGGAAACTATCGTTAATAGCGGTAAGTACCCAGGTGTTGATAAAGAAGCCGCTGTTAAATTGGGTCTGGAGACACTACAAAATATGGCGGTAGCTATTACGCCGTCCGTAGGTCTAAACCCTTTCGTTAACTCTGGACGGGATGATAAAGACGACGCACCCGCCGAAATGGTCGCTTAAGGGGATTTATGTCAAAAAATATGATTTGGCTAGGCCCCGTGGATGGGCCAAACACTAAAGGGCTTAGTGTTGAAGGTATCGCAACTGAGGCATGTGTGCCCGGTTCCGTGCTCGATTTTGCTGCAGCTAATGCGGGCCTTGAGCTTGCAGACGACGCGGCAACGGTATTCGGTAAGCTCTCTCTGGTGGCAGATAAAGACCAGATGCGCTCGTTACCTGTTACTACCGCTTGGACTATTGGCGGCACCATGGTTGCGATACAACCGCGATCGGGCGAACTAGTTAACGTACTAGTAATTACTGGCCAAGCAATAAAGCGCGGTACTGCTTTATGCCGCTCGGCTACTCCTGGCGCTTTAAAAATCGCTGCCACAGATGGTACGGACGATATCTTTGGATATTCGGACGAGATCATAACTACAGATGCGACCGAGTTAGTTCGCGTCCGTATCGCGTAGAGGATTTAGTAAAATGCTTTTCCAAAAATCATTAGTAGGCAATAGCCGAAGCGCGGCCCAGCAATGGGACGAGGTTAAATTCTCTAGGAATGCTTGCAATCTGCAAGAGCAAATCCACGAGGCAACTATGCGACAAGCTGGCAGACGCCAGGGCGGGATAGTAGCTAACGCGGGTCTTATTCCTAAAGACGTTTACCAGGAATTTGATAACGTAACAGTCGAACGATTCCGATCAGACGACGGCGACGTATTTTTAAATGACCTATTGGCCCTTTCCCGCTCGGTTAGAATTGGCAAGCTTGTTAGCAAGTTTCGCCAGGCTTCTACCTCTGGGGTGGTTAAAACCTCTATGAGCGGCCAAATTGGCGCCATATTGGACCAGGTGGACTTTACCTATGACGGTTGTATTATCCCCGTTATGGAAGCCGGATTTGGTCGTAACTGGCGCGAATTCGATGCCCAATCCTCGGAAGGTTTCGACGCCCTTATCGACGACCAGCGCGAAAGCGTAGCGGCCGTTAGAAAGGCTGCTGCTACTCAATTTCTAGACGGGCACAAGGACCAGTCCGGCCAGTTTATTAAAGAGGATGGCATTAGCTGGGAGGGCATGCGTACAGATAGCCGAGTAGCTAGCGTTAACTTAGGCGCTGGAGGCATTAACTTTGATTTTACCGCCACGGCAAATACTGGCGAGCAAATCAAGGCGGCTTTTATCACTATCCGCGACGTGCAATGGATAGATAATAAAGTTTCTAAAGAGTCTACATTTTATGTCTCTAAGGAAATCGCGGCTAACTTGGAACGTCGTTTTAGTGCTCAGTACGATTCAAAAACGATTAACCAAGAGTTAGCGGAACTTATGAACGTTAAAGAAATAAAGGTAACTTCTTTACTTTCTGGCAACGAGCTTATGGGTTTCCCTCTGGACCGCGAGCTTATCCAGCCCGTAGTAGGAATGGCTGTAAACACTGTAGCCATGCCGAGACAGACGTATAACGCTAACTATAACTTCGCTACCTGGGCCGCAATTGGTTTCCAGATACGGACGGATTTTTACGGAAATACGCCGGCGATATTTGCTAGCGATTTAGGCTAGAAGCGTAGCAGCGCGGGAGGGTTTCGGCCCTCCTAGTTTTTAACTTAATTTAATTAGCGAAAAGGTACATAGAATGGCAGCCCCTAAAAGACCCACGCACCGAGTAGTGCACCCCCGCCTATATATGATGGTAGGTGAGAAATTAATGCGAATAGCTAAAGGCTCGGACCTAGTCTTAACCAAAAAAGCAGCTTTAGGCCTAGGGAACAGAGTAGAGCCGATTAGTGGCAAGGAAACTATAGATTTAACTAAGTCTAGCCAAGGCGACAAGGAGCCGGGCAAAAAGGACCTAGGCACTAACGACCAAGGCGAGAACGACGGCGAAAATACCCCGGAAGCGGCCGGCGATCCTGACGCAGACGAAAAAGCTACAAGCGGCGATACTTAAAGAAGTCGATAGTCAGACTCTCTGCAGTATCAAAAAGGGGGGCTTTGGTTTCCCTTTTTTTTCATCTAAAAAAGATTAGCAAAAATGGCAGTTACAATAACGGTAGAGCAGGCTAAGGACGGTTTCGAAACCACGGTATCTGACGTTGAGATACAAGAGCTAATAGACTTTGTTAGCGCGACCGCGGACCTATGCCTAGACGCCAATTTGATTACAGATAACAAAATCGTATTAATGAAAAAATACGCCGTTCGGCATGCTTGCACTTTAATGGCAGAGTCAGGAAGAGGCACTATTAAAAGCCAGGGCTCCCCATCTGGCTCAAGGTCTTTTAACTCGTGGATTGGCAAAGGTATAGACGCAACTACCTACGGCGTAATGCTTAACCAGATAGACATAACTAAATGCGTTACCGTTGTTTTTAATAACGATAATAACCTTGGCCTCTTCGTTATAGGGTCTATCTAATGAGCTCCTTAGCTAGATGGACCTACAAAGAAGACCTAACTATATGGCCCTTTGTAAGTGAAACAGAGTTAAACGTGCCTACTTATGGCGCCCCCTACATAATAAAGGGCTCTTGGAAGATCGGCGGCGGGACTCAGGTAGCACAAACGGGCGAAGAGTTCACAGCTAATAGCACCTACTACATGGAAGGTGAGATAAACGACCCGCTTATACCTACTAGGGCAGACTATATAGCCCAAGGAGATTTGACGGGCCAAGCGGAGCCCATAACGGCCGGCGCCGAGAAGATAAAAAAAATAGCCTCTTCAAGTATGAAAGCTTTTGGAGCTAGCGAAATCCCAGACTGGAAAATTTATACATGAGCAGCGCGGACACTGTTTTCAATAGGATAGACGGCTTTATAGCCTCTATTGGTGGCGCTCAGACAGAGCAAGCCGTTACCACCATGGTTATAGCCGTGGGTGCTAACAGTGACAAAAAAATACCGGTGGCTCGTGGCAATTTGCTAAGAAGTAAAACCAAGTCCGTACAAAGGACGCTAAGCGGTTGGGACGGTGCCCTATCTTATACCTCCGAATATGCCGGGGCAGTCCATGAAGCTAAGGGTATTCACTTAGGCAAAAATACGCCACGAAGCCCGGCGAGCCTGGGCAATATATGGGACGTTACCGGAGAGCCTAAGTTTTTAGAGAAAGGGGCTAAAGAGACCGCGGCTATCCAAGGCCTAAGCCAGATAGCGAGGCACTATATATTATGAGCCTAGAACTAATGGAAGCCGTAAATCTACATTGTGCAACTCTTACGACGGGCTACACGATAAAAAAAAATCGATGGAGTGACAAAGACCTGCAAGGGCAAGCGGCGGTAGTTATTTACAGCATGGCAGGAACGGGCGGGGCCTCTAATGTATTGGTCCAGGAGACAGACGTCCTAATCCAGTTAATACAGACGCCTAACAATATATCCGCCGCGTTTAACACCATGAAAGCAATTTTAATTTTATTTCGCGGGACTACGACCCAGGCAGGCGTAGCCAGGTTCGACCCGATAGGCCCAGTAACGGGGCCGGTCACGCTGCAGAATGATAGAAAGCTATTCGAGTTAACCGTTAGATGCGTAACCGAGGGCGAGTAGGTGGTTATAGACGGGCAAGGTACAACATTTACAATCGATGGCCAGGAAGTAGGCGGAGTTATTCGGTATCGATTTTTAGACGGTATCGCGGAAGAGGTCGCGCATAGACCTCTTAGCGGTCCAGGGGCTACGCTACCAGGGCCTCCGGATTATGGTAAATGCGCAATAGATTTATACACAGATAACACGGACGCCGGGCAGCAAAAATTAAGACAGAGCTTGCTAGGTAGATTGCGTTACACATGTGTTATTGAATACAAGGACGGAGTAACCCATACCTTTATAGGCTGGTGCTTGCTCTTCCCTGTTACTGGCAGTAAAGAAAGTAATCAGCCGCTTAATACTAGCTCCGTGGAGCTAAGGGTTAGCGGCACAATTGAAACAAATTAAACGGAGCAATTAGCATGCCTGAAAGTAATGTTTTTACCGCTGCCGGTTCGGTTATCTCTATAGGTGATGCCGCCCCCGCTAGCTACGATAAAGCCGGTTTTGAAGCCGTTACCTTTACAGCCGTAGGGGAAGTAACCAATATTCCAGAATTCGGCCGCCTATATAGTGGGGTAACCCATGTAGGCCTAGCAGAGCGCGGGACCGTAAAGCGAAAAGGATCTTTTAACGACGGCTCCTTGACGGTCCAATACGCTGTAGATGAATCGGACGCAGGGCAATCGGCCTTAGAGGCTTTGATAGATAGCGACCTCGACCAGGCCGTGCGTATTGTTTTGCAATCCGGCAAACATATCTATTTTACGACTCAAATAATGAGCAATCCAATAACGATAGGAACGGTTAACGATATTGTTTCCAAATCGATGATGTTGGAAGTGGTCGGGCAGGTGCTTTTCGAGGATGCGCCGGTCTAAAAAAGAGTTCTTACGAACCGTGGGGAAAGGTTGTCGCTGCTAGCCGCCTTTCCCCACGTTAATAATTTACTAGCAGCCACTAACGCAATAGCAGCGAGGATTTATGAAGTTACAAGAAATCAATTTAGAGGAGAAGTCAGAGGAGGGCGCAGACTTGGTATTGTTGCACCCCACCACTTACGAGCCGCTTTTTACCGACGGCAAAAAGAAAATGATTATCCGCTTAGTTGGCATGGATTCGGGCAAGTATCGTAAAAAGTCCGCCCAGATAGCTAACCGTGAACTAGGAAAGCGGAAAGTAAAAAACAGCTTAGAGAAATCCGAGCGGCAGGGTAACGAATTGCTAGCCGCTTGCACTATTGGCTGGACTCTTCAATTAGACGAAGACAGCGAGCTAGATTTTTCCGTAGAGGCCGCGGAGGACTTGTATTCTAGCCTTAGATGGGTCCGCGAGCAGGTAGACGAGTTTATAGCGGATCGTGCTAATTTTTTGACGCAAGCCTAACTAGATTAGTTATCTACGTTAGGTACGACGCATGGCTTAAGTCCATACCTGAGACTACGGGCATGACGGGGAGTCAACAAACTAGACAAAAAACTTTGGAGGGTTCCGGGGAGATTGTTTACCCGGAGCTCGAAGGAGCCGAGCACATTGTAGAATATCTCTACGAAGTGGGGCCGGTCCTCCATAACGGGGATGGCGTTATACCGATAACCTGGACTGAGCTAAGCAATTGGTCTAAATCGGTAGGGTTAGCGCTAACGGCCTGGGAGTATCAGACAATAAGAGGCCTTAGCGTATTATTTGCTCAAGAGGCCTCTTTATCCAAAGACCCTAAACGAATAGCTCCATGGAATAACGGGAGAATAGATCGAAAGGTTATCGCTAGCGGAATAGAAAAAGCTTTCCAAAATTTCGCTAAAATGCAGGCTAACAAAAAGGGTTAAGAGATTGGCTAATTTAGGTGAGATTACTTGGAAGGTCCGCGTAGATACAAGCGACCTTAAGCGAGCCAATCAAGAGCTACAGAAAGCCAAAGCCTCGGCTAACAGCCTGGGCGCCTCTGCCAAAAAGACCGGCGAGAATGTAACCTCTGCAGGCAACAAAACCAAAGCGGCCACCGCGGATATGTCTAAGGGCTTAACTGGGGCCAAAACCGCGGCGACCGGCTTAGGTAACGAAGCTAAAAAGACTAGCGACAAAGTAGAGACCGCGGGCAAAAAAACCAAAACAGCAACGGGGGAAATGTCAAAAGGTTTTTCTGGCGCGAAGTCTGCAGTAGCAGCGCTCGGGGCCGCCCTAGCCGCGATGGGTGTAGTTAAAGCGCTGTCTGGTGCCATAACAGCTACCAATCAATTTAACGCCTCAATATCAGAACTTTCCTCTATTACTGGAGCGGTAGGCAAAGACCTAGAATATCTAACAGAGCAATCTAAAGAGATTGGCCGCACTACGACCCTTTCCGCCTCCGAAGCCGCCACGGCATTTAAACTAATAGCTTCCGCTAAGCCTGATTTGCTGCAGTCTGCCGAAGCGCTTAACTCTGTTACCCGGGAAGCGGTAACCCTAGCCGAAGCTGCAAAAATTGATTTAGCCCAGGCTGCCGATACCGTTGGCACCTCTTTAAATCAATTTGGGGCGGGAGCAGAGCAGGCCAATAGGTTTATTAATGTTCTAGCCGCGGGTTCTAAGTTCGGCGCAAGCTCAATAGCCGACACAGCCATGGCATTAAAGAATTCAGGAGCCGCGGCAAATGCTGCCGGGCTATCCTTCGAATCTACTAACGCCGCTATCCAGGCTCTAGCCTCTGGGGGCATAAAGGCGGGAGAAGCCGGCACTGGTCTAAGAAATATTTTGTTAACTCTAGAGCAGGAGACAGACGACAACCTTAAGCCGTCAATAGTCGGCGTCGCTCAGGCAATGGAAAACCTGGCGGCCAAGCAGCTAAGCATAACCGAAATGACCGACCTTTTTGGTAAGCAGAACGTAGTAGCAGCTCAGACGCTAGTGGATAACTCCGCGGCCTTGGTACAGCTAGAGATTGATATGACCGGCACGGCTACCGCAACCGAGCAGGCAAAAATTAACATGGATAACCTAACCGGCGATTCAAAAAGCGCGGCTAGTGCTATTGAAGGTTTGCAGATAGCCTTTGGTTCAAAATTAACGCCGAGCCTTAGAACGGGTACTCAAGGATTTACGGATTTTGTTAACAAGCTCACAGGCTTTTTAGAGTCGGACGGATTCGAGGTATGGATAGGGAGAACTAGTTTAGCTCTTAAAGCTTTGGCCTTGGTTATCACTACCCGTTTAGTGCTATCTCTTGGTACTGCTGCCGTATCCTTCGCAGCTACCGCTACCGCTGCTGGTGTTGCCGCTACCGCTACTGGGCTACTAGGTACGGCCATGACTTTAGTTGGCGGGCCTATTGGGGTGGTGGTGCTGGCCATAGCCGCCGTGGCTACCTCTGTGATGGCTGTAGTTAATGCCTATAAAGACATGAAGACAGCCCAAAATAATGCTATTGGTGGCGCCGTGGCTAACTCTGTCGCGCAAGGCCTGGGCGTAGTAGACCTGCACGTACTTGGGGTGAAAAATAGAATAGCAGAGCTTAACGCGGAATATGAAGACCTTGAAGACGCCAGCGCTTTAAATGTTAAGGCTATGCTTAGGCAGAGGACCGTAGCGAAAGACCTAGAAATACAGCAAGATTTGTTAAACAAGCTAATAGCCGCTCGAACCAAACTTGAAGGAGAGGCGGAAGACAGTAGCGACGAGTTAACGGACGCCACAGACGAGTTAACCGACGCGATCGACGCTATGACCGAATCGGCCGGGGCTAGTAGTACCGCCGTAACTAGCCTAGACGAAGAAACCCAAGAGTTAATAGCTTCCCTAGAGCAAGAGATAACAGAAATAGGATTAACGGAGGACCAGTTATACAAACTTGAAACAGCTAGAAAGCTGGGCGAAAAAGCGACCGAAGCGCAAAAAATAGAAGTAGAAAAGCTAACGGCGCAAATAATAAAAGAGCGTATAGCTTTCGAAGAGCTAGAGCAGCGGAAAAAAGACGCGGCCGAGGCTAAGAGCCTGGTTAACGGTTTGCAGGAAGAAATAGACGCATTAGGCCGATCCGAGCGCGCCAATTTCTTGCTAAACGAAGAAAGAAAGCTAGGGGTTACCGCCACTACCGAGCAAATAAGAGAGGTTAGAGCGCTGGCCGGCGTATTATTTGACGAACGCCAAGAGATAAAAGCTAACGAAACCGCTACCAATTCGGCAGCAAAAGCGAGGACCCAGGCCGCAAAAGACGCGACAAGAGAATGGCGATTAGCTAGAGACTCTACGGCCGACTTCTTTATAGACATGATTAACAATGGCTCTAGCGCAGCCGAGGCCGTGCTCGACTCGTTTAAAAATATGCTTATCAGGCTCGCCGCTCAATTCGCCGCCAGCAAAGCTTTACAATTCCTAGGATTTTCTGGCGGTGGTGCTTTGTCTGGCGGCTTATTGTCGGGGCTAGGCGGTGTAAGTGGGGCCTCTGGGGCGGTCGATTTGATCGACGCTATAACCAATGGCGCCGGGTCCACGGTCCTAAAGGGTGTAAGTAGTGCTGTTTTGGGGGCCTTGGGTATAGGAACTAGTGCGGCATTGCCTGCAGCTAATGCTGGCGCCGCTGCTTGGGGTGCTTTTTATGGCGCTGGCGGTACTGGTGCGGCTACTGGTGCGGCTACTGGTGCCGCTGCTACCGGCGCCGCCGCCGGGGGTGTAGGCTCAACGGTAGCAGCTCTAGCGACAAATCCCTTAACCTGGGCCGCGGCCGCTATAATCTTTGCCGCTCAAAATGATTTTTGGAAAGACCCGGACGGATATAAGCGCTCTAATTCTGGCTTGTTTGTTGCCCCTACTCCAGGCGCAATGGACGACCCTAGCAGGCTGTTTGACATAGACCCTTTTGCTAGTGGGTTTCAAGGCCAGGGCTTTAACCGCCGTGGCACTGTAGACGACGCTACGGCCATCGTGAACCAGTTCAGAGCCGTAGACCAAATCTTATTTGATGCGGTAGCAAAAGCAGGGGGCACGCTAAATACGGCAGGTGTTACTTTTGATGGCGTAAACCAAGAAGGACAATTTGGAACGGCCGGAACTTTCCTAGGCGTTGGTGGTATGACCGAGAATTTTGACGCTCAATTAGATTTTTTTGCGGAGCAGCTTGGGGGCCATGTAAGCGGCTTACCAGACGAAATACTTAGCGCTGTAAAAGAGTCTACAACTTTGACCGGCATTGTCGAAATTTTAACCGAGTACGCGGCAAGCTTAGAGACTGCAGAGGAAGCACAAGGGGAAGCAACAGAGGCTCAACGGAACGCAACACAGGCAGCTATAGACGCAATCGAGGCAACCAAAACGGCGACTACCTCGACTGATATTTTGGTAGGTAGCAATATAGTAGTTACTAATTCACTAGAGGGCCTGGCCTTAGAGATTAACGGATTAGCCGCCGTAATGGGTCCTTTCCAAAATGTGTTATCTACAGGAACAGTAGGGCCGGATGGCTACGGCAATTCTCCAGCACCCACGAGCACCGGCTTAGGTTTTTCTATTACAGACCCAGGCGCAGCAGCTAACGACCCGGTAAACCTAAGCCTAGCCACAACTGGCAGAAACTCAACATCTAGGGCGGCAACAGGATCGGACATAGGTAATAGTTATGTAAATAGGACTATTGAACAAATACAGCAGGACATTAAAGTATCTAGGGGAATTATAGCCTTGGGCTATGGTCACTTGCAGACTGACGACGCGATAACCTCGGTAATGGATAGCGCTAGTTACGATTTTGTCAAAGAAGCGACAGGCATGACCGCCCTAGATTATATTATCCAATCAGGAATAAATCTTACTAACGCTGGGCAAGGTGTCGACGGGTCCCATGAGACAGGAAAAAGTAGAATTCCTTTTGATGGCTATATAGCAAGTCTACACAAAGGGGAAAGCGTAAAGTCTGCCAGGGAAACACAGGAAGAGCAGAGCGGCGACCAGGCCGCAATATCTACAAAGGGCGGGCTATTTAGCATGCTATTCAACATGGCGAAGACGCTTATTAACTTATATAAATTATTAGATAAGTGGGACGGGCAAGGACTGCCGCCGACTAAGGTAGACCCGGACGCATGAAAATAATTATTCCTGTAACGATAGACCAGACTATCCTAAATTACTCGAACGTCGCGGAGCCCTGGGGCGGGTCCACTCCTGCAGCAGACCCGGCGGAATACCTAAACTCAACAACTTATACAACAATAGGCGAGGAGGTTAGAGTAACTGCGACGGCGTCCCCGACTCCCGCTATAGCTACTCACGGAATCTATGAGAATTTAATAGCGTCTAACCAGGGCAACGACCCTTCAACAGGTGAGCACCCGCTAAAGTGGAAATTTAAAGGGTCTACGTTAAAGTATGCAATGTTTAATCAAATCCTCCAAAACCAGACGCAAAAAGCCTATTCAGATCAGCCAGGCTTAACGCTAAATGGAGCAACGGGGAACTATGCCAGCTCTGCAGACTTGGCTAACTTCCCGACTAAGGAAATAGTTATAACTGGGCGATTTGCCGCAACTGACGCAACGCCGGGTAATGCTCAGACGATATTCTCTAAATATACGGAAGCCGCGGACCAAAGAACTTTAGCCGTACAATTAATCCCCTCGGGCGGGTTGAAATTAATTGTTTCTGCAGACGGCACGGACTCTCTGGAAGAATACGAGACCGACGCTATCGGCTTTACAAATACAGAAAAAGCATGGTTTAAAATAGTTTTTGATTCGGATAACGGGGCCGAATCGATAGCGACCTTTTATTACGGCCTAACAAATACGGACGTAGAGCAGTTCGTAAAATACGAGCAGGCAGGGCTAGCCATAACGGGAGCTCAGACAGCGCTTTTTGACTCTAACGCTATCCTTGAACTAGGGGGGCAAAATCTAGGCGCTGACAATAATTTTAACGGTACAGTCCAACAAGTAACTATTTACAACGGGCTAACCGAGACCGGCCGGCGCATGGTGAGCAGCTATAATAGGCACGACCCCGTCACAAGCAATACGAGCTCAGACTCTCTAAGAAGCGGCCAGACTTGGAGCAAACAATCTAGCGCGGCATTTACGGAGCACGTACCGGGCATAGTTTTTCAATTTACGCCAGGCAAAATAACCGGCGCCCTCGCACTTATGAATATGGGGGCAAAGTCCGTACAGATTTTTATTAGGAGCACTACAGACGGTGAAGTTTACAATCAGGCATTTAACTTGCTTTCGTTTTTAGGGATAGACAATTTTTTTAGGTTTCTTTTTCAGCCTTTAGAGTTCTCCAAATCAATGGTAAATTTTTCTTTGCCTGCTTTCGGGGATAGCATTATTACGGTAGTTATCGCTAGCCCAAATACTGCAAAATGCGGGGCCGTAGTCTCGGGAAATGAGTTCGTAATAGGGACTAGCTTATATGGTGCCTCGTATGGCATAAAAAACTATTCGCAAAAATCAACGGACCAGGTGACAGGCTCAGTTACGATAGTAAAAGGAACATTTAAAAGCGTAGGCGATATTGATGTTTTCGTAGAGCCCCGGCGGTTTAGCGCTGTTTTGGCCAAGTTAACAGACCTACGGGATACGCCCGTAGTATGGGTTGCCAAGGAAGGGATAGAAGGGACAATACAATACGGGTTTTATAATTCATTTGACGAGATATACCAGACTTACGCCTCGGCGGTCTGTCAACTATCAATAGAAGGGTTGGGCTAAATTATGACCGATATCACTACAGTACCTGCCGCAACACTACCGGCGCCAGGCCCGGTACGAGGGATAGCAGAGGAAACTTATAGCCAAGACGCCGATACTTTTGCGTCCTCCTTAAGGCCTATGACAGATTCGTATAATACGTCTGTCGAGGCCTTTAACGTGGCGGCGTCAGAAATTAACGTTGTCGGGCAAGAGGCGGAGGCAAGCGCAGCCGCCGCTAATGTTTCGAAGATAGATTCCTCTGGATTCGCGGGCGATTCCGCTACGTCCGCATTAACCTCGGCCGGGGCTGCTAATTTAGCTGGAGCCTGGGCAGATCAGACAGGAGCCCAGGCGCCCCCATATTCAGTAACGCACCAAGGCAGAATATGGGTACTGCTAGTATCTTTGGCAGACGTAACTGCAAGCGAGCCTGGTATTACCTCCGATTGGCTTGCAGTAGGCTCTTTAGCTATTCAAGGGCGGACAATAAACGAGCAACTGGTATCTAGCGATATCGGCGCAAATATAAAATTTACCGGCGGCGGAGGATTTACTCAAACCTTCGCTACGGTGGCCTCCTTTTCCGCTGGCTGGTATGTCTATCTCACTAACGACACGACCGGAACTATTACCGTCAATGCTGACGGAGCGGAGACAATTGACGAGTTAGACTCGTATATTATGTATGCCGGAGAAATGCGATTTTTCCAAAAAAACGCAGCGGGTACTGGTTTAGTTTCTGTCGTGATGCGCGCCTTTGATTTGATCATGGATTCAAGCGGATCTTTTGTTAAGCCGCCGGGTTATAATTATTTTTCTGGCGTGTTGCTTAGTGCGGCAGCTAGTGGTCAGCGTACAGGCGGTGCGTCAGATAGTCGGGGCGGTGCTGGTGGTGGTTCTTTTCCTTTCTCTATTCCGGCCTCTTTTTTTGGAGC